CTCCTTCTATTGAATATAAGCCGATTGTTGAGGACTTAGTTACAAGAAAAGTAGTAATGATTCCAAAAGAAAACAAAATGGCAATTCCAGAAGAGACCAAATCAACAGAAATCAAATCAGAAAAAATATCAATTTTTGAGTAAATAAAATAACAATTAGGAGACACGAATGTCAGCAACTTCAAATCCGGTTATAAATTCCCAGTTAATAGCTGCAACTGCAACAACTGGGCCAAATCCATTTAGAATTTTGTTAACAGGACAAACTGGTGTAACCACTATTGGAGCAACTTATGGTAATGGAACAGGTGGAACAGCAGTATCACAGACTCCATATAAAGAAGTTCAAACACTTACAAATTCACAAATTACAGGCTATTTTGGAACAAATTCAGAATTAACAAACAGAATATTCAGAACATTGACTAATTTAAACGGTCTTGTATCAGTTTGGGTTGTACCTCTAAGTTCAGCTTTGTATGCTACAAATGCCACTTTTAGCATGCCTATTACAGGTACTGCTACACAGGCAGGAACAATAAATTTACAGCTTGTTGATGCTTACAATTATTCAATAGCAGTAACTGTAAATATTGGTGATACAGCTTCAGTAGTTGCAGGTAATATTGGAACAGCTATTAGTCAGTTAAGTTCAATAATGCCTTTTCAGACAACTGTATCAGGCGGAACAATCACATTTACAGCAACAGATCCAGGAACATTAGGCAACAAATATACAATTGGATTTACAGGAACAATTCCTGCAGGCTTAACTGTTCCAGTTGGTCAGTTTAGTGGTGGAACAATTGATCCATCTAACACTAACATATTCACTAACGTTTCAAGCACTCGTTTTCATGCAATATCATGGCCTTGGCAGACAAATTACACTACATTAAATTCATTCTTAACAGCTAGAAATGTTATATCTAATGCCTTTTTACAAGGTATTGGTTATATTGGATATGATGACACTGAAACAAATATCCATAATGCTTTAAATGGAACAAGTGTAGTTAATTCACAGAATTTAGTATTTATGGGAAATCAACAGATTAGTGGTGTTTCTCAGATTATAACTCCTCCAGATTTAAGAGTAGCAGAATTTATTTCTATTTTAGCTCTTAGAATGACAGCTGGTGCTCCTATTAGTCAGTATATTGCTTCAACAGCTACTTCAGATCAGACAGGTGGTCCTGGCTTAGCTTCATTACCTTTATTTAACACACCTCTTCAATATACTCAAGTTGCTAATTCTTCTAATTTATTTACTGGTGTTCAGCAAGCTTCTAATATTGTAGATGGTTATACAACAATTGGTGTTAATGCAAACGGTTCTTCAGCTATTATGGGTCAGGTTGTTACAACTTATAAAACAAATACAGCAGGAGTTGTAGATCCTTCTTTCCATTATCTTGAATACGTTATAACTGGTTATACATCCCTTGAAATCATCTATAATCAACAGAAATCAGATTTTGCTGTTTCTAGATTGTCAGGTGGAAATTTAATACCTAATGTATCAATGGCTAATCAGCAATCTATTCAGAATGAATTGTTAAGTATTTACAATACACTTTCAAATACTTATCCTCTGTTAGCTGCAGGTAAAGCAGGTGTTCAATTATTTTTAAATAATTTGAACATAGTTTTAAACTTTTCTACAGGTACAGTTACTGAATCAGGTATTCTACCTTTAGTAACTCAGTTAAGAACGATCAATCAGACGTTCCAAATAAATTATCAATTATAAGGAGTAATAAATGGCTGCTTTAGTCGCTTTCAGTAATCCACAGGTATCAGTAAATAATACACCTGTTGCAATAATACCAAATAGCTTTAAATTTACATTAGGCTTAGGTGAAGATAAAGTAAAAGCTCTCTCAGCTGGTGGGACTTCAGGAATTCTTGTAGTTACCATAGATATGTCAACTAAAATGTCAAAAGGGGAGTTTGAATTTGCAGTAACACCTGATGTACTTTCCAATTTCAGTTTATGGAAAGCTAATGTTGGCGCAAACATAATTCAAGCTGCTCAAGCTGGATTTCCGCCTATTGTATTTACATCAGCAACAATTATAAATGATCCTCAGTTTGAAGCAGTTGCAGATGGTAAAGTAAAATTCGAGTTTGTTTCTGATCCGGCTGATAAAGAAATGAAATGGCTCAAAGTAGCTGTAACACCTAAATCCGATTTGATACCCCAAAGTACTGACAAAATTGAAGTTTGCATAGGAGATTACCGTATTATTGTCCCTGAAAACTTTAGTAAAGGAAGCATGGAATCAATAATTGA